GCCATGGTGCTTAGGATGCACTCAACTGTTTCCTCCAAAGTCCCGTAGGACAAGGAGTTAGTAGTGGGAGGTATCTTAAGTCTCCATCCGTGCCAAGAATAGAGAATGCTCTTTATTCATTCTCAGGCGCCACCTCGTTCCGGGTGCCTCTTTGAGGCCGCTCCGGAGCTGCAAGTCTTCGCAGTTGGCTCCAGTATTTGTATACTGAAGTTACCCGAAGAGCGAAAGGGTCCAGCTCAGGCCGTACAGTTGCCTTCGTGGAAGGCAACGGGACCAGTCCCGCCTTATCCACAGACCTCCATATCTGTGTGATAATAGCAGAGACCTGTACCAAGTTCATCTTGATATTAAGTCCCTGGAGATGACGTAGAGATTTCGAATGCAATTCGAGAGAATTGGTTGCACCGTCAATAGCCTTATTGGCTGCAGCATCCGTGATTTTAGTCACTGGATCTTCGAGTTTCTCAGTGAAGAATAAATCTTCCTGATAGTCCTCTAGGCTGGCGATCGCAGGATCCACCAGACTGCTCTGCACCGCAGTACAGAATGGAGTTAATTGCGTGAGGGACGTCTCATCCAATGGACGAGATGTGTCAGCGCTTTGGCTCCATAGCCATTCAGGCCATGTACGGAAGGCCAATCGAGCTCCCATAACTGGATTCGTCAGAGATACGCAAAGTGCGGCTACCCGTCGGGACAATTTGCCCCAACGTGTAGTTCCCACCTTTGATGCGACTCTGAACCCACCGCCAAGAGCCCGCACGAAGTTCCCGAGAGTACCAGAAGGGTACCAGGCAGCTAGTGCGCATGCGACTCCGGACTGGGACTGCGCTGCAGCCCAGAACTTTGTCGGCATACCGGACAGGTCAGATCCTTCAAAGAAGAATCTCTTCGCGAACTCAAGGGTTTTCCCTGAGCTCACTAGACTTTTCGCTAGCCCGATTTCCACTCCAAGTAACCGGCATAATGCACGGTACTTCTTGGCTACGCGGTCGTCAGCGATGACTATGTCGTCGCCTAATACCGCGTATTGGGCAAACCAACCTTTGTAGCCCGCTCGTTGTGCGGAAAACTGCACCATCGCGTGATGGACCAGAGCGAGCATACCCCATGAGGAGTACGCACCCATCGGCTGTCCGACTGCATAGCGTAGGAACCTAGTTCCCACGTTCTGCTCCCGCGCGATCTTTTGAGGGATCACGTAGGGTCGAGCAACGAGAAGGGCTGCCCAAGCTCTTGCGAACTTTTGTCCAAATATACACGCTAGTAGGATCTCTTGGATCTTAATGGGTATACGGTCCGTCGCTGAAGACAGATCGTAAGAGTAGATGATCTGACGAGAATCTACTCGCTTTAATAGACGCTCAACCGGCCTAAGCTGGTTGAAAGTCCCATCTTGAGGAATCTCTTTCAAGATCCTAAAGAGCCACTGATGAAGTGGATAAAGCGCCCACTGGGTCCAACAGTCTACCAGAGCTACTACCCGGACCTTCCCCGCCGCTTCTGGAAGTAGGGCAAGACGTCCGCAGACATTCTTACCGTGTCCGTGTGCGTTTCGGACATGCGTCCGATCCGTAGCACGGGCCGACCGATAAAACACGGCCGTGTCTTCCAGCAACGTCCACAAACTCTTAGTACTGCCGTAACCTCCCGGAATTACTTCCAGGAAGGCACGTAGTATGTTGGAGCTCACGGACGCGAAGCCCTCCTGTGAAGGAGTGGCTGTCCACATCATTGCTGATGAGAACCGGTGCGCGAACGAAGTTGGTGTACCGGATAGCCAGGATGGAACAGGCTTCTTAGAAGATTTGAGATTGAGGACTTTCTCCTCGATTTTGGGATCCTCAAATCGGTCTGCAGAGACTGAAGAGATCACAAACGGCTCGGGCCGTGGGTAGTCTTCGGGATTTACATCCCGAAGATCCCTGATTAGGTCGAATCTCAATTTCTTGAGATCTTCCCCCGAGTGTGCTTGAATCCCTGGAAGGAAAGTGTTGAGCAAGAACGATCTCCACTCCGCGAGGAATGAAGGTCGGAGCTCTCGACCTGGTCCTAAAATCGATGAGAAATTAGGACGTCCCTTACAAGGCATCACCCGGTACATCCCGAAGAATGTTAACCAAAGCCGGATCGTCTCTCTGTTACCAGAACGGATCTGTGTCCGCACGAATGCAGGCATAATCCGCGGGAGTCCATCCCGAGACCGGGCAACTGCTACCTTTCCAATCTTCCTTGAGTGGAAAGACAGTTGCCCTCCGGGTAACGATTGCAGAAGTGCAACGTTACAGACTTTCAGGTACAGAACCAGACCCCTGCTTCCAGAGGTCTTTCCAATGGACACACACGCCTTTGCGAACTGCGCGAGTTGTATGATTCTTGAGCGAGATACCTTCCCTGACACCAGTCGGATCCAGGAAATTCCTGATTCCAACCAGTGTCTCCAGACTTTTAAATCTGGACGCCATGAAACAGGTCTCGTGAGGATCCTTGCATTTTTGAGTCTAAGACTCTGAAGTAAGAATTTCATTTGACGTAATTTAGTTACCCTAGTAATAGGCTGTTTCACCTTCGGTTTCGAGACGTGAACACAAGTCCACGCTCGGCCGCAGGCGCTCTTGGTAGAGTCGGTAGGTTACCGCGCTGGTTTCACAACAACTACAAGCAGGGTCGTACAGGCCCCCTTCGAAGTCCAGCCAAGTCCTTATTCAAGGGAACTTAGCCAGTTCTCATTGCAATGAGGCTTCTCAGATTCCCGTCGTACCGCAGCACTGCATAGTGTGTACCAGCTAACGCAATGGGCACATGACCAGTGACGCCGGCCGCATCAGAGAAACGTATCTCCCTTCAGCTTTCAGCTATCATCTAAATCATGTCAGTGAGACTGTCACCTAGATTCCATATACCAGGCGTGCTCTGCACGTTCGGGTGGAATGGTGTCAGAGCCTAATTACCCTGTGTCTCCCGCAGTAAGGAAGACAGAACTGCACGGGGCAGCTCCATGCTCGCCCCAATCAGTTTCAGTGGAGTGAATAATTCCACCTTCCCCAATCGGGATAAAGCGCAGCAAGGTTGTCACGATCTGACCTGTCGGAAGCCCAGAGGCCTTTCGGCCATCTGGACTGTTACACCCCCAAGAGCCGGGCAGGCTCAAGGGTTAACATTTCCACAGACCTCACGATCTGTGCTCCCCAAGTTAGTGCAACACCGGGTATTCAGCGCACTTGACCCATCAACGTTAACCAACGTTTTGGTTCATGTCTGACGATGACAAGCTGAGAGGACTAGAATACTAGTATAGCCCTCAGGATGCCGCGATCAATCTAAGATCAATACTTCTTGCGAAGGTTGTTCTAAAGGTGATCTGTCGAAAGACACTTCATCTTGGACGATTTTCCAAGAAGCCCTCCTTCACAG